AGGAGCATCGAGGTTCCGTTCAGCTTGAGTTCGCAGAGTTCCGGCATCATGTCTGGTACGGTGACCTCGTAGGGCTCCGTATCCTGCCCGGTGTCGTATGGCTGTGCGTTGCCTCCGACGACGGTGCGGACGCGTATCTGTCCGATGAAGCCGTCCTTCATGAACATGCCGCTGGCCGTGTCGAAGTATGCCGTGGGACATTCCTGGTGCATGGCCCTTATGTTGTCGTAGCTTTCCTCCTGGGAGCCGCTGACCTGGTCCTCGCTCTTGATGACGACGCGCTTGTAGGCATTGTTGAAGTTGGCCGTCGGCTCGTCGGTCATGCAGCCGGTAAGGTCGGCGTCAGGCTGGCGGCTGACGACGTCGCGCAGGAAGACGATGCTGACGGTCTTCTGATCTTCGTCGGCGACGAACTCACAGCAGAACTTCTTGCGGTAGATGTCAAGCACGGTACGTGCGGTGACGTCGGGCAGCAGGTCTGTGATGCGGATGGTGCCATTGACGAGCACGTCGATGACGTTGTTGACGAACACCATCTTGGTGAAGGGTTCGGTGGTGGTCAGCAGACTGTCAGTGAGTGTGTAGCCGAAATGCTGGAAAATGCGCCTGAGCACCGTGGCGCAGCGTATGAAGGGGGTGATGTAGTAGCCGGGAGTGAGCGTGACGGGCTCCTGGTTGACATACTCGGTGCGCTGTGTGGCTCCCCAGAAGTCGCACTCGTTGTCGTCGACGGCACCTTCGACGAAGAGGGTGTTGCCTTCGCCCATGTCCACGTCCTTGCCCCAGTGGTTGATGACCTTGTAGTCGTACTGGTAGTCGCCGGACAGTCCCGAGTCGTTGTCTACCAGTACGGGGAAGATGGCGTAGTCCGGATTGGTGCCGCTGATGAGCGACCGGCAGAAGGCTATGCCTTGCTGTACGGTGGTAATGGTGTTGCCTGAGGCATCCTTGACCATCTCCCCGTCGAAGATGTCCTTCAGCCGTATGTCGCTGATGGTGGCATACAGCGAGCCGTCGTTGATGTAGAAGGCAGTCTCTATGCTGCCTTTCTTCCTGACCGAAAGCAGTGCCTGGACACACTGTGCGTGGTAGTCGCCGTCGCTGATGGCGGCAGCAGTCTTCAGCGTGCGGCGGGTGAGTCCGAAGATGGTTGGGTAGTCCAGCAGCCGCATGTTGTGGTCGCTGGCAGGCAGCGGACAGGGTACGGTCTGTTCGCCGTAGTCGTTGAAGAAGGGGTTGGTACGCTCCACTGACAGCTGCGTATCCGGATTGAGCTGGTAGGCTTCGCCTTTATCGAGGTTGGTAATGCGCATTTCGCTTTCGCTAATTGATAATTAAACTTCGTTTGACTTTTCTCACGCTCGGCAGTGCTGATGCGAGCATCGCACTGTTCTCGCTTAATCGAGAAGTTGATAATTGAGAATGGATAATTATTTGGCGGCGATGCGGCGGGATCGGTTGCGGAGCTCGTTGGCAGCGTCCACCTGGTCAATGCCTACCAGAGCCGGTATGCCCTCCTGTTCCATGCGCTCCAGTACGTCGGTCAGCCGCTGCATGAGGCGTTGGTCATTGGCCGTTGACCATTGACCGTTGGCCGTGGATGATTGACCATTGACCACTGACCGTTGACCGTTGAAGTAGCCGCCCTGCTGTCGCCCCTGCTGTAGCAGTACCTTTTGCAGGTCAAGGGTGCGGACGTTGCCTGCACGCTGTGCCTGGTCTATGGCGTCGATGACGGGGCGTATGGTGGGGTTCTCCACGGCAGCGTTGGAGGCGACCCATTCCTTGGACTGTCCCATGGGGCCTTCGCCGACGATGACCGTAGGCTGGTCGACGTAGCCGCGCCGTCGCGGGTCGTACTTGGCGCGGTAGCGCCGTCCGTCCTGCTGACGGGTGACGTCGAGGTATCCGCCCTCTTCGCGTCCCGTGGCGACGCGTGCGGCAGACGATGACGTGGCACCTTTGAGCGTCATGTTCTTCACCCTGTCGCGCTCCGCCTTGGCGACGGCGAGCTGTGCGGCGCCGGTGACTCCCATCAGTGCTGCCGCTATGGATCCGGCTATGGGGCCGAGGTCGGCATAGGCCTTCATGATGCTGACGGCGGTGTCGGCAATGATCTGCGAGGCCTTGACGGCGAAGTTCACGTCGGCATACTTCTTCTGTACCTTCAGTTCCTCGTTGGCTTTCTTCTCTTCCAGAGCCGTGGTGTCCTTGCCCGCCTTCCGTGCCGCGTCAATCTCGGCATCGTACTTGGCGCGTACGGTCTCCAGCTCTGCGTCCTGCAGGGCTGAGAAGGCACCGCCCGCCATCTGGCTCCAGTAGTCGAACTGTTCCTTCAGGTTCTCCATGCGCAGCTGCTTCTTGGCCTGTTCGTACTCTTCGGTGGTGATGAGTTCCTGGTCCAGGTATTCCTTCAGCTGGTCGAGCTGCATCTGGTAGAGTTCCTGCTGGCTGGCAAGTCCGTACTGCTGCCGGATCTGCTGCTTGCGCTGTTCGGTGTATTCTTCCTCGTTCAGCTGCTTTTGCCGCAGGCGTTCTTCTGCCTGTTGCTGCTGTTGCTGCTGGCGCATCTCGGTTTCCTCGGCACGCTGCCGTTCCTGTTCTTCGCGTGACAGGTAGTCGCTGTATAGCTTTTCACGAGCCTTCAGGTAAGATTCGTCAATGGCCTTCGTGTCCTCGCCGTGCTGCTGGGCGTAGGCTAATGAGGACTCGTAGTATCCCTTCAGCAACAGCAGCTGCTGTTGAAGGTCATGCTCGCGCTTCTCGGCATCGTTCATGCCGCTGACTGCCAGCCGTTCCAAGTTCTGCTGGTACTGCTTCAGGTCCTGCTCGGCAGTGTCGCGGGCTGTGGTGGTCGTCGTAGACTTGGTGGTCTTTCCTCCCTTCTGCGACTGTTCGCCCTTGTTTCGCCTGGTGCCTGTGACGACGACTTCGTCCAGCTCGTTGGCAGCCTTGGGAGTCTCTATCTTGGCTTTGCCTGTGACGGCGTTGATGCCTTCGATGACGTTTTTGCCCCACTGCATACCGACGCTTTTCATGTGGTTGCCCATTCGGCTGAAGTCCCTGTCAATGTTGACGGCAACAGAACCCCATGCCTTTTTGATGGGGTCTATTGACCTGGTTGCAATAGACTCGAATATTGACTCTATGAGCGTCCCCACACCAGTCAGCGAGTGTATGACGATGCGGATGGAGTCAATGATCAGGTAAAAACCACCTTCCACGGCCTTGAAGAAAGTATCGAATACACCCTTGACGAGCTGCACTGCAACTCTGACGGTCACCAGCTTGTTGTACAGGTTCTCGCAGCCGATGATGAGCCGCGTCAGTCCCTTCAGGATGAATACCTCGGCCTTGGCCTGCATCTCGCTGAGTGATGTCTTGCCGATGCCAAAGGTCTTTGACATCTGGTTGCCAAGCTCCAGCTGTGCGTTGGTCACTTTGACGGTGGCCTGTTCTTCGCGCTCTGCCGCCGTCTCGAAGTGCTCTCCGGCTGCTTCCATCTGTTCGTCGATAATGCGCCCGACGGCCTTGGCCATGTCGCCGTCTTTCTTCATCTCTTCGTCCAGCTGGGCGGCAGAGATGCCGAGGTTGTCCAGAATCATCTTCGACTTGCGCCCGAGTCCGGTGACGATGCTGTTGACGAGGTAGTCCACGGACTGCCCCGTGTCGCGTGCCTTCATCTGTGCAAACTCCAGGTACTTGCCCAGCTGGTCGAGAGGCAGGCGGAAGTCGTTGGCCTGTACGGCTGACTTCATCAGTTCCAGGTCGGTGACGGTGCCGTGGGTGGATTTGCGGAGGTTGTCGAGCAGTCCGGGCTGGTCCAGCCGCTGGAAGGCGCGTGTGATGCCCTCTGCCTCGCGGGCGGCATTGACGGACTCAGTGACGAGGTCTTTGACGCGGGAGGCGACGCGTGACGCTGCGTCCATGGCAACACCTGCAACTTTGGTGATGGCGTTTGCCGACAATATGGTTTTAAGTTGTCCGAAGTCCATTTTTGAGCCAAACAACTTACTCAAAAAACCACCGCCTTTATTCTGTGCAGCCAAACCGTTCGCAGTATCCTTCAGTTCAGCCATTCGCTGTTTGATTTCGCCCAGCTTCGAGGCGTAGGCTTCGTATTCCTGCGGGTTGAGCGACTGCGAGGTGTTGTCAAGCTGGCGTTGCAGGTTCTTGGCTTCCTTGCGCAGCTGTGCCATGGTCATACTACTGGTGCCGAGACGCTTGTGCAACTCAGTCAGCTTCAGGTTCTCGTCAGCAATCTCCTGAGTGACTTTCTTGATCTTTACCTGTAAATCCTTGTATTCCTTGCTTTCCTCACCCAGTACCGATTTGACCATCGCCTGTTCCTTGCGCAGGTCGGTCTCTTTCTTTTTCAGTTCGTCAATGACCTTCCCTGACTTATGAATCTCCTGCTGAAGC